CGTCGTCGCTTGCTTGTGAAGATGGATCAGCATGTCCGCGCCTCCGTCCAAATGTCTCTCAGGACCGATCTTGCCATGAAGAGGGCGGATCGCCGAGGAGAAACGTGATCATCCGGGATGGAGCAGATAGCCTTACTATGAACCATAAAACGCTTCTCGCAGCGACTGCCCTTGCCGCCACAGTTATCAACGGCGGCGCTTTCGCAGAATCCCATCACGGGCTCAAAGGTAACGCCGGATCTAATTATCCGGCCGGGATGATGCAAAATGGCGGCCCTGAAATGATGGGAATGATGAAACGCATGCATGGCGAAATGATGGGCGGTGGCATGATGGGCGGAATGGGTCCTATGGGCGGCGACATGATGCAAAAGTTTGACACGGATGGCGACGGCACCGTGACGCCCAATGAAATGCGGACTCAACTGCAGGCCAAGTTGACGGAATTTGACAGTGACGGTGACAGCGCACTCTCAATAGCTGAATTCGAAACTCTCCACAGCGCGATGATCCGCGAAATGATGGTGGATAAGTTCCAGCATCTTGATGCGGACGGTGACGGTGCGATTACGGCTGAAGAAATGACCGCACCAGCCGAAATGATGGATCGCATGGAGAAGATGCGCGCGAAAATGGGAATGATGCAGGGCCAGCAAGAGGGTGACGGCACCATGAAAACCGACAACTAAGCGTTTGGGCGTCGGCGTGATGCCGACGCCGACACCGGTCCCCATGAACGGTAGAAACTTTGTAAAGTCGGCTAACAGCCGCGGAGCGGACGGTCGAGCCGGGCGCAGAAGGTAATCGACCATCCAAATGGACGGCGGAGATCGGACCTTTGCTGCCATCGCGAGCCAGTCATGCCGCAAAGTTGAAATCCGACATCCAGATGACTTCGAAAGCGGGTTTCGCTCTGCAGCAATTTCCAAGATATCGAACCCAGCTTCAAGTTCCACTTTTCATAGGACCGCTTCACCCTGTTCATTCTGCGCGGTCCAACCGAGATCAGGACGCGGCGATTGTGCACGGCACCCAAAAGCTGCTGTTCCCGGCGATTGGCTTGCAGGCCATGCTGGACCAACTGCTCCGTCGCTCTCGTCGAGTGGCGTCAACTCTGTTAAACATGCGTTCCAGCATTCACGTCATACTGAGACTGTCTGGAATTGGTCTTACCGCACCGGATCAGAAGATCGCCCGTACGATCCGGATCAGTTGCAACGTCTCAAAGGCGCTGTCCTGCAACGTCACCAGTTCGCCATTCACAACGGCATAGTTGTATCCCGGCTCCGGCGTCGGCAGCGTGTAGGTCTGACGCAATTCGTTTTGCGTCAGCGCCGCCGTGGGCGCGATACGCCGCCCTGCTGGCAGATTTTCGACCCTGCCCAGATCATAGATCCGCAGCAACGATGTGTTATCCTCATCGGTTAGCAGCACCGGTTGACCGTCGATCAGTGCATAGCGGCTGCTCGCAGGCGCGGGACGCAGTCCGTAAAGCGATGCGATCTGGCTTGAACTGAGCAACAGATTGTCATCGTCGAGCACGATGTCCGAACCCAGATAGCCGAGACGCTGCTCGAGATAAATTTCGTCAAGTCGGTCGTGGTCATAGGAGACCCATTCGTCATAGGTCACGCCTTTCTTGGCAAGGCCGGGAGGCACGCAGGGCGGATCTTTCTTGGCCAGGCCTGGGGGGCAGTTGCGATACGTCAGCAGGCGGTCCTCGGGCACGTCGGCAAAGATGATGTCGGGGCCCAAAAACGCGAGCGGCGTGGCGCCAAGCAGCACGCTCATGTCACGGCCTTCTGGTGCGCGCTCGCGCAAGATCGCGTCAGAGTCGCGCACACGGTCGTCCTTGGACCGCTTGACCTTCGCCTCGATCTTGTCGCGCTTGTTTTTGTCCTCGGCCTGCTTGTCGGGCTTGTCGTCTTTCCCAGCGTGCTCGTTGTTTTTTTTCTTCTCATTCTTGGCCTTGCCGTTGCCGTTGCTCTTGTTGTCCTTGATCTTGACGATTTGAGCGTCCTGGGGCGCTGGCGCGGTCAGCGCGGAAGTCGCGGACCCGGGAAGCGCGACCCGCGCTTCGAGTGTGGGCGCGGTAACGCAGGCAAGTATTGTCGCAACGGCGAGGGGTGCGTGTCTCATTGTCGGACCTCCATATCAGGGTGAAGGATCAGGCGCGCTGCGCTGATCCTATTTCGGTGGGACGGGGTGAACAGTTCATCGTTCCATGCCTTGCGGACGAACAGTTCATGCTTCGCCAAAGGTTAGAACCAACGCCCGCGGCCATACCAACCGCCTCCACCGAGCAAGGCAATGACAAGAACGATGATGAGGATTGTGGTCAAGTCCATGAACTTCTCCATTGGGTGCTTTCGCGGCAATCGCAGCTCAGAATGAGCAATGCATCTCGCACGCTTGGCACTCCGCTCACATTACGCCCCAGTACGCAGGCCCGCCCTAACCTGGAGCAGCGCAGAAGCCTTCAATTTTCTCCTCCAACGATGGCTAGTCAGAGTAGCGCCTCAACGAAATGCTGTTTGACTTGTGAATGGCAGCATTGCGGAAGCTGCAATGCGGCGTTGAAACGATCGACGAGCGGCAGCAATGGGCCGAAAACGATTATGGTCGGCGCACGAACAATCCTCTTACATCAACGCCACATCAACCCACGAATGCATGTTTCGCACCAAGTTTGCTGCCGAAAGACGGTGAATCCCGCCCACTGCAAACATGGAAATCGCGCAAAATCAAACGGTTGGCCCGCAAGTCTTTGAAATCCCTAACCTATTGGAATCGCTGGGGTTTTGGCTCATAACCTGAAGGTCGTAGGTTCAAATCCTACTCCCGCAACCAAACTTTACTGATATATATCAAACACTTAGGCCGCCCTCGGGGCGGCTTTTGCGTGTCGCGTCGTGTTGCAAGCCCGTCCCGAACACTCCCCAAAGATTCCAAAGGCTTACGACCAGCCCCGATTCCTCCGTGTAACACGGATGCGACACGGGATGCGCAAAGTGTTCACGGCACGTTCCGTCTAACGAAGGAACGCCTCGCCCTTCTTGGCCCGCGCTACGGAGTATTCGACGATCCGGTCGATGACTCGGTCAGGAGTTTTCCATTTCATGACGAGCTTGCCCGGATCCATGCCGTACTCGGCCACAATGTCCCGTAGCTGGTCGAGTGTCAGCGGCTCAAGCTTCGTCCGGAGCGCGTCCTCCCCCTCTCGGGCGAGCGAAATCGGGTCGAGGATGGCAGCCGCGCGCCGGTGAGCGGATCGGCTCTTTTCCTCCTTCTCGGGCTTCGGTTCTAAGCCAAGGGCAGTCTCAAGCTCCTTGGCGAATTCCGGGTTCCGGTTGGCCTCCTCGATGACCACCTTTATCAAGTCTTGGAGTGTCTTCTTGAGCTTCATCTTCACGCACCCAACTTGGCCAATATCTCTTTGGTCAGATTCGAGAAGCTCTCGTGTAGCCCCTGATATCCCCACTTCTGCTTGAGTGTGGCGTAGTTCGCATGTTCCCCAGCGGCTGCGATCTGGTTCGCTTGTGGGATCCGCGTCGCGAATACGGGCGGCCAGTTCCTCGGCTCGGCATCGTGGTTCTGCTTGAGCTGCTTGATCATGTTGCCATGCACGTTCGAATTGGCTTGGTACTTCTGGATAACGATGCCGAGGGGCTCGATTGGCTCGGCGATCTCCTCGGCAAATTCACGCACGCGTTTGACGATCTGAGGGATGCCGTACGTAGATAGGATGTCCGGGATCGTCGGGATGATGAAACCCTGTGACATCCGCAGGCCGTTCTGCGTGATCTTGCCGAGGTTCGGTGGGCAATCGACAATGACGACGTCATACTGCTCCACGATGTCCTTCACGGCACGCCACAGGATATCGAAGGGCCTGATCGCCCCGTACTTGCCGACCGGCGTGTTCACCAACTCATCTTGCACGTCGATCAGGTCCAGGCTCGAGGGAAGCAGGTCGATAGATCGCGCAGCAGAAACATCCGAGACGCGCTTCTGCAGCGTCTTCTCGAGGTCGAACTTCTTGCTCGAGGGGTCCAGCGCATCCTTAAATAGCTGAGCGAGCGTGTGACCTGCGTCGTTCAGTTCTCGCCAGCGCTCCTCACCAATCAGCATGGTGGTCGCGTTGGTCTGAGGGTCCAGGTCGATGACGAGAACCTTCTTGCCGAGCTCGCCAGAAAGCGTTTCGGCAAGCGCTACCGTCGTCGTGGTCTTTCCGACGCCGCCTTTCAAATTGATGGTCGAAAACACGTGGGCCATCGGTATCCTCCTTCTCCTGAGCCAAGCACTAACGTGCGAGCGCTTGAACACAGGACCAGAAGCGAGTTCGACGACTGGCTTTGGGAAGTCGGACATGCGGGTTCGCCAATTGGCTACCGCTTGCCGCGTTACCTTGGCCATGTCGGCAATCTCGTTGATGCCGACGAAATCCTCATCCTCAGACACTTTGGGTGATCCTGTGAACAACGTAAACAAGAAGTGTGTATGTTGCTCACAGAGCGCTTGTCAATCCTTCCGTCAAGCCGCCGCCGTCGCCACCCCATCCAGCCGCACAGCGACGCTGGTGACGCCGCTCCCGGCTGCCTCGACCGCCACGCCGATAGGGAAGCGTCCCGCAGCTGGGCTGCTCACTTCCTTCGCCGGGTTGTCCCACGAAACGCGCGCGCCGACCGTCAGTACCGCGGCGCTGGCCTTCGGCAGCTGGAACACGCCAGTGGTGGAAAGCTCGACCGGGTCGCCCTCGGCCGAAGAATAGGCGGCGATGCCGAAGATGCTGCCGACGATCAGCGCGTCGCCCGACGCGATGCCGCCCGCGGGCGTGGTGACGCGGACGATGTGGCCGTTCAGGAGGTAGTTCTTCATCTCAGAGCCCTTTCGACGATTGGATGCGGACGACCGAGATGCGGTCGGTCGTCCCTGCGATCTGCCGGTTGAGGTCCGCTAACGCGGCAGCCATCTCGCCGTCGCTCGCGTAGGTGACGCGCTTGCCGTCGTATTCGACGGTGCGGATGCCCCGGTAGCGCGCGGCCATCAGGGCGTCCCGCCAGGCGGTGAGCTGGGCGAGGCCGGCCATGCTCACGCCCCGGCGTTCATGAACCAGCCGCGGTGGTCGATGAACCCGGCCCCGAAATCCAGGATCACCCGGATCTCCACGCCGTCCACGTCCCAGCCCGAGCGGCTTACGACCTGCGGGCCCTCGGCGCCCGAGAGATAGGCGAACTCCAGCCCGTCGATCTCGCCGGGGTCGGCGGTCACATACCAGCGCGTTGCGCCGGACAGGCGCGGCTCCACGACCAGTGACAGTGATCCGGAGAAGGGGTTCACATCGGCCGCCGTCGCGGGGGCGATGCTCGCCAGCCACTTCTCGGCCGTGGTCTCCAGCGCGGGCGGGACGAGCAGGTTGCGGGGTGTGACGCGGATCGTGCGATCCTCGATGCCCTTCTGGGTGCGCAGTGCCAGCCGCGCCGCCGACAGCGTGGCGTCGGAGATTGCGGCACCCGTGCCCGCCTTGTTGCCGTGGTCGGCGTGGAACAGCGTCTTGCCGTCCGACATGGTCGGCCCGTTGCCGCTGCCCGCCTCGAGGAGCGTCACGAGGATCCGCGCCTCGGTCTCGGCCGCGGCCTGGCCCATGCGGCGTGCGAGGTCCGCGAAGGCGCCAAGGTCGTCGTTGACCAGCACCTGCCGGGTGATGCCGATCTTCCGCGCCCAGGTCTCGACCTTGTAGGCCTCGCGCGCCTCGGCCATGGTCCCGGCCTTGATCTCGCCGTGCTCGTTCAGCTTCTCCAGAAGCGGCGCTTCGCCCAGCATGATCTTGTTCACCGCGCGGAAATCCCGCGCCGTGGTTTGGCGACCGAGGCGGCGGATGCCCGAGGGCGCGGCCTGATAGGCGTCGCGCAGCACCCGGCCCACCGTGTCCCCGAGGATGATCGGGAAGTCCGAGGTGGTGTGCAGCGCGCGGGTCACGAGGCTCGCGGGCGACAGCGCCATGGTGCTCTCGCCGCGCAGAGTCAGCAGTTCCTTCGCCATGTCGACCGGGGTCGAATAGGCGTAGCGCCGGGCCGGTTCGCTCAGCTCGTGGCGCGGGTTGATCCGGGCGTAGAGCGCCTCGCCCATCTGCCGGGCGCGCAGGGCCGGATCGTCCTGGCTCTCGCCCATCTCGACGCGGACCTGCTCGGTGCGGATCGTGGGCGAGGAGCGCTGCGCCAGCGCCTCGAAGGCCGCGCGGCGCGCGGTGTCGGGATCGGCGCCTCCGTCGATCTGGCCATCGATCCAGGACTGGTCGAGCCCGGCGATGCGGGCGATGGAGCGGATCTCCGCGTTCGCCTCGGCGCGGGTCTCGGTGGTGGGCGCCTCGGGCGGCGCCGGGGTGGTGGTCGTGTCGGTCATCTCTGTCTCCATGCGAATGTGGGCGCCGGGGTCGGCGGGCGTCGGCACCAGGGAAATCTCGTGGGGCGTCCAGCGCACGGCGGTCAGCACGCGCGCGCTGTTCTCGGTGGTCTCGGCCCAGTCCTCGACTGAGTAGCCGACCGAGACATGCCGCAGGATGCCCGCCAGCACGTCCTGCCAGACCGGCTCCACCTCTGGCCGCGCCGAGAACTGGATGAGCGCAGTGCCGCGCTTGCCGTCCACGGCGGCGCTGCGGACGGAGCCCAGCACGTCGCGCACGGCGGTCTGGCGATGTGCGTCGAGGACGCTGGCACCCTCCAGACGCGAGAGGTCGACAGCTTCAGGCGCGAGGCTCAGCCGCTCGATGTACTGGCCCGCCATGTCGCGGCGGCGCACGGCCGCGCCGGTGGACCAGACCACCTCGACGGTGCGGGCCTCCGGATCGGCCGTAGCAGGCGCAAGCGTCGCGCGGCGGGTGAGGATACCCTTTCCGTCTGGAAGGGTTTGCAGCGCGAGCGTTGGCAGGGTGTCTGTCGCGATATCAGCCATCGGCGGGCTCCTTCTGCTGCAGCGACGCCGCCTGTCCGAAGGCGAGCCCCAACCCCTCCGCGCGCTCGCGGTCGGCCGCGATCTCGGCATCAACCTGCTCGGCGTCGTAGCCGCGCTCGGAGATCGCCTGGGACCGGCTCTTGAGCCCTGCGCCGATCGCCATGATCTCGGCCTGCACGTCCTTCATCGGATCGACGTAGTCGAACTTCGGCGGCAGCCATTCGCAGCCGAGATAGGCGTCGGGGTTCCGGTCGAAGTCCCGCGCGGGCAGGTCGCCGGTCAGCACCGCGAGCCGCACGAACCGCTCCCAGACCGGGCGGCAGAACAGATGCACCACCACGTTGTGCTGGAGCTGCTCGACCCGGCGGCGAAACTCGATCAGCCCCGCGCGGATGGAGGAATAGGTCACGCCTTCCAGATCGCCCGAGACCAGCTCGTAGGGCAGGCCCATCCCGGCGGCGACGGCGCGCAGGTGGTTCTTGACGAAGGGCGCGTAGGCGTCGTGCTCGGTGGGGTTGGAAAAGCGGATGTCGGTGCCGGGCGGCAGCGGGATCAGGCTGCCGGGCTCCATGCCCACGGTCAGCGCGCCACCGGTGTTGGAGCCCGAGAGCCCGCCCGCCGTTCCATCGGGATCTGTGATGAAGCCGGTGAAGAGCGCCGCGACCTTGGCCTTCACCAGCGCGGCGTCCTCGAACTGGTCGAGCTCATGCAGCCGCAACAGCACCGGCGCGAGCCAGGTGATGCCGCGCAGCTGGCCCGCAGCGAGCGGCTTGAACAGGTGCAGGCAATCGGCGGCGGGGACGCGGAGCGGGTCCATGCGGAGAGACCCCAGCGGATCGCCCGGGCGGGAGGACAAGACCCGGTAGGCGACCCGGCGACCGGCGGCATCGAACTCGATGCCCGCGCGGATCCGCGCCCCGCCGCCGATCTCGCGGTGCAGGTCCATGGGAACCTGCTCGCGATCCAGAAGCTCGACGTGGAGAGGAATGGCGGCGGCGTCGCTTGCGACGCGCAGCCGGGCGAAGCTCTCGCCACTCTCGACCATCGCGCGCACCGCCATGGCCTGCAGCCCGTAGAAATCGGCCAGCCCGTCCGGGGCGGCATGATCGGTCCAGCGCAGCCAGAGCGCCTGCAGCCGCTCTCGCACGGCCCGGTCGGGATGGGTGGATTGCGGCTTGATCCCGGCGCCGACGACATTGCCGACCAGGCTGTCCACCGCCGCCGCGACCCACGGGTTGTTGCGCGCATACCACCCGGCCCGCCGCGCCGCCGTGGTCGCGCCCGCGAGGATCGCCGCGTTCAGCCCGTCGACCGTCCGCGCCCCCTCCCAACGCCGCCCTCCACCCGCAGCGTCAAAGCCGCGAGCGCGCGCGAGGCCGAGAAGGCGATGGAGAATAGTCCGCATGGGCGACAGAATCGCCTATCGGAACGCGCATGCCCATTCAGAATGTTTGGCAATGGCCGAAGAACTTTCGCACCGTCTCACAGCATTGGTTGGTCACTGCCAGCCAGCGTTGCCATCACGACTGCCGGCAAGCTGACGCCACCTCACAGATGAGGACGATCCCCACTATCTTGTGGTAGTGCCGTCTGATAGAGAAAACCCCAAGATCGTGTATTTCGGGGGATCGCAGTGGCGGGCGAGGTTGATTTCAAGGGCAAGGGTCAAGCACTTAGACTCGGGGTGCAGCAAGAACTCGGGGGAGGACCGCTAAGCATCTTCGGAGCGGCTGCCCAGAAGCACGACCTGTCCATCCGTGAGGTGATGGTTGGTGTTCTGGCAAAGCTGGCTGAACAGTTCCCAGAGCTAGAGTTCAGGCATCTCATATCTCTCAGCAAGAAAGAAATGAACGAAAAGCTGCGGGGTTTTGATGCGCGGCTCGGGCAGGCTCTATTCGTCGAAAGCGCGAGTATTCGACCGGACGGCGGCATCACCGAAGTTCTCGACAAGAACGGACGATGGCGGATTGTCTTGGTGGGTGAATCCAAGCATCAAGGAAACGACGTCGAGAAGATTAGCGCCGGTGTTTTGCAGGGCAAGAATAAAGACCAGGATTTCATGGCTGCTGGCAACGCTATCGAACGCATGCACAAGAACGTTCTTGAGATCAGAAACTATATGCTTGATGAGAGGCACTTTCCCTACGTTGTCTTCCTTCAAGGATCGAATTTTGCAACTCAATCGTTCGATGTCACTCGGCCCGATGGTCGCGTGGTAAGGGTGGTGCATAATTCTGGGATGTTGAATCGCATAGATCGGGTTACTGCCAGCAGCCTCTCTCGCGAGATCAACAAGAACTACTGTGAAAACATCGTAATCAAAGCAGGCGACATCGAGCACATGACTCAAGTTGCTTCACTCTTCTGCAAAGCAGATCCGTGGACTGCGGGAGAGATGGGCGAAGTGATGCTCGACGTCGCTCAGACATCTCTAAAGATAATCGCGGAGGACTTGGGTGCGACCGGGGCATGAAATCTCTGGACTATGGGTTGCCAACATGGACATCCTTCCCAGGACATTCGACGCAGAATAAGAAGGCAGAACTCTAAATGGCAAACCGATCGCACCGCAACGCAGGTCACCGCGCAATGAATGCGCTTCGTAAGTCTGGCGGAAAGCACTCGTCTGAAGCGTCACTGTCCATTAATCAGGCCCAGAACACGAGGCACATATTTGATGTCGCCGACTGCCTTGACGCTTTGGCGAAACTGCCAGATGATTCAGTTCAGCTTATTATTTGTGACCCACCCTACAATATCATGTTGGCGGATTGGGATAATCGTGTCGATTATATTACTTGGGCAAGTCAATGGCTCGCCGAAGCGGAGCGCGTTCTGTCGCCAACCGGGAGCATCGCCATTTTTGGTGGCTTGCAGTATCAGGGAGAGGCTGGTTCTGGTGATCTGATTTCGATAATTTCGCACATGCGAAAAAATAGCAAAATGCTGCTCGCAAATTTGATTATTTGGAACTACCCCAATGGAATGAGTGCGCAGCGGTTTTTTGCGAATAGGCACGAAGAGATTGCTTGGTTCGCGAAGACGAAAAAGTACTTTTTTGATCTCGACGCTGTTCGGGAGCCGTATGACGAGCAAACCAAAGCGGCTTACATGAAAGACAAGCGGCTCAACCCAGAGTCTGTCGAGAAGGGAAGGAACCCGACCAACGTCTGGCGAATGTCTCGCCTGAACGGTAACTCACTTGAGCGCGTCGGGCATCCTACTCAAAAGCCCGCTGCGGTCATAGAGAGGCTAGTTCGCGCCCTCTCTTTCCCCGGCTCCACCGTACTTGATTTCTTTGCGGGTAGCGGAGTTACCGCCCGTGTCGCAATTCGAGAGGGGCGAAACAGCATATGTACTGATGCTGATCCCGTTTTCCGCGACTACATGGCGAAGCAGATCGAGTTCCTCGAGGCAGAAGGGCTTCTAAACACTGCGCGTCAGTACGAGATCTTACAAGGACTTGAGAATCTCGAAGCGGCTCATACGCGAGGCGCAGCTGTATCACCGGCGGCCGCGGAATAGCTGATCGAAATAGGCAGTTGGCGAGACTGCTCGCCTCCGCTTGTCAACTGATCACTTCATCCAAGCCGACCGGATAGCGCCCTTCGCCTCATGCGTCGGCGTCGCCCCAGTTTTCGACGCCGCCACCTCCTCGTTCAGCCTGAGCCCCATGCTGATGAGCCCGTGCAGGGCGGCGTGGGCGTAGACGAAGGTGTCGAGGGCCTCGTTGCGCTCGCCGTCGCGCTTGGGTTGCCAGGAGCGGATGGGGCGTCCGCGCTCGAAGCGGGTGACCACGCGCTCGGCGGTCAGCTGGCGGAAATAGTCGGCGTCGAGGCGGCGGGGAAAGTGGATCGCGCCGGGGCCGGGTTCGGTCAGGCGCAGGCGGGCGTAGACGGCGTCCTTCACCGCGTCCACGCCGACGATGAAGAGCGGGATCTTGCCCTTGTTCGTCCGCGTCGGGCGTCGCGGCCAGACCGGGATGCCGGGCCCGCCGCGGCCCTTGATGGCCCAGATGCGGCGGGCGAGGCGGGTGCGGCAGAACTCGTAGGCCATCTTGGTGTGGTGGCCGCCGGTGTCGATGGCGGCGGCGCGCACGGGGAGTTCGAGCCCGGCGGGATGCGGGAAGGTCGCCTGCAGCACCATGTCGAGGTCGGACCAGAGCCGCGGCCCGGACGGGTCGCCCCAGAGCACGCGGTAGTCGATCACCCACGCCTCCTCGTCGCGGCCCCAGCCGAGGATCTGCACCTCGATCCGGTCGCCCTGAACGTCGACGCCCGCGGTGAGCACGGCGACAGAGGCGGGCAGCGCCTCGCCCCAGTCCTCGCGCCGCGCCATCAGCGGATCGGCCGGGACGGTGTCGCCCGCCTGGTCCTCCCAGGACTCGCCCAGCTTGGTGTTCACCCAGACCTGCAGGCGCGCGGGGTCCTTGCGGACGCGGCCGTGTTCGGCGGCTATATCGGCCCAGGTCTCCCACGGGGAATAGAGCGCGGAGAGGTGGAAGCCCGCGGTGCGCCCATCGCCCTCAGCCGTCGCGCGCCATTCCCCTGCGGCCAACAGGTGCGGCTTCTCGTGCTCGTGGTGGATGCCGCCGCAGGCCTCGCAGACCAGATAGGCCTGGTCGCGCTGCCCCTCGGGCCAGCGGATGCGCGCCCAGGTGATCGGGGCCATGTCGCCGCAATGCAGGCAGGGGACGTGGTAGAAGCGCCGGTCGCTGTGCTCGAACGCGGCCTCGATGCGGGAATGGCCCTTCAGGGTGGGCGTAGAGACCATGTAGATCTTGCGCCGCCCGCGGAAGGTGGCGGTGCGCTGGATGGCCAGATCGACCGGGTCGCCCTCGCCATCGGCGTCGCCGGGATAGCCGTCCACCTCGTCGAGGAACAGGTAGCGGACGGGCGTGGAGCGGAGCCCCACGGCGCTGTTCGCGCCGGTCATCACCAGCTGGCCGCCGGGGAAGGACTTGCGGAACAGGCTGTTTCCGGCGTCGCGGGAGCGGGGCGCGGCGACCAGCTCCCGCAGCGCGGGCGTCGCCTCGATCAGCGGGTCGATGCGGACGGTGGTGTTCCGGCGCACCATGTCGAGCGAGGGCATGACCAGCATGGCTATGCCGGGCGCGTTCTGGATGATGTAGCCGAGCCAGTTCAGCCCCGCCTCCGAGCCACCCGTTTGCGCGCCCTTCATCAGGACGACACGCTCGTAAGGGCTGGCGGTCGAGAGCGCATCCATCACCGCGCGCAGATAGGGCGTGCGGTCGGTGCGCCAGCGGCCCGGTTCGGCCGAGGTCGGCGGCAGGATGCGGTGCCGGTCGGCCCAGTCCGAGACCGGGATCGGCGGTTCGGGGCGGATGCCGCGCCGCCAGGCAAGGTCGATGTCAGGCACCATCGCCAAAACTCCCCAGCGGCAGGTCGGCCAGGTGTTCGAGATGCTCGCGCATCATCCGGTCGAGCGCGGCGAAGGTGGCGCGGGGATCGGCGCCGACCTCGGCGGCCAGCAGGGGCGCTGTGCGCTGGACCCATGCCATGTGAGCGTCGCGTTCGGCACGGGCGCGCGCGAACACCGTGCGCGTGGCGGCGGCGGTCTCGACCAGCTGGCCCTGTTCGCGCTCGAACGCCAGCTTGGCGCGCTGGACCTTCACGATCTCATGCAGCCGCTTGGCCTCGGCCAGCGTCGTCGCCGCGCGGGTCGGGCTGGCGGCGCCACCCTTGTTGCGCCGGGCGGGGTCGAGGTTGTTCTCGATCCAGGCGAGCCCCACCGCCACGTCGATCCGCCCGTCCGCGCGCACCGGCAGGCCCTCGGCCACCAGTTGCGAGATGCGGCCCTTGGTCAGCCCGACGCGGGCGGCGAAGGCGGTCTTGGTCTCATGGCTGTCGAGTTTAGTCATTTCCGCCCCCTGACGCTGGCGGGCTTATGCGCTGCGCGTCCCCACATACGAATGTGCGCAGGAGGAACCGCCCGGTGGACTGCGACCCGGCGTTCCCGTTCGCACACGACGGTTCTGAAGTTTTCGCGCGGCGTGCCGTGCCATCCCGCCGGTTGACGATCTGTCTGGTGGGGATGGTGGAGATTGGTGGGGTGATCCGGCCTGCCCCTGTAAACTGTCATTTCACGCATGGTGGTGTGATGCATGGCGTCACGTGTCGTGACCTGCCACGTCGCTGACACTTCGGGCGACAAACACAGATTTGGCCGGGGACAAGTCCACCAAACCCACCAAACCCACCAGACGGATCGGGAATGAGCGTCACGCATCGGCACGGCTCCGGAGAACTTCAGAACCGTCGTTGATCGGCGCGGCCCCGGTCTCCGCGGTCTCCAGCTGCCAGCGCGCGCGCCCTGCCGACAAGCCTGCGGAGACTAGGCGCAGCCCGTTCACGATGCGGTTCTGCTGCCCGCCGATCCACTTGCCGAGCCGCCCGCCGTTGATTGCGCCGCCTTCGCCCGCCACGCGCAGCAGGGCCTCGCGGAACTCGGGGTGGATGAACTCCGACCGACCGTAGAGCTGCGGGCGCTGTTCCGTGGCGCGCTCGATGATCTCGCGAACGCTGACCCGGTCCATGCCGATCACCTCGCGCCATTGCTCCAGCACAGTGGTCAGGGCTTCCAGCTTCGGGTCCGCCCCGCGCATGCCTTCCATGGTCTCGCAAGGGTCGGCCTCGCCCAGCCAGATCAAGGCGTCGCGAACCCAGCGCGACCAGTCGGTGAAGGAGCCGAGGGGCGCGCGCATCTCGGGCCGACCGGCGATGTGGTAGGCGCGCAGCACCGTCAGCCCGGCCGTGACGTAGTCGCCGCGCTGCGCCGTCACCATGGCGAGCGGATCGCGGTCGAAGGCGCGCAGCTCGGGTCGCTCGACGCCCGCATCCAGCGTCGCCCGGATGGAGCGGCGTGTCATGTCGCCCTCGAGAGTCAGGTTGTTGCCGGTGGCGAAGACGGCGGCGTTGCTTGGCACCTCGGCGTTGACCGACTTGCCGAGGATGCGGACCTTGAGGCTGGTCTGGGTGAGGGTCTGGCACAGGAGCTCGCCGCCCAGCGGTTCCTCGCAGTTGTCGATGGCGATCAGGACGTCGCCCGCGATCAGCGCCGCGCCCAGCCGCTTCTCCATCTCCTCCTCGGACTTGCCCTGCGCGATCACCGGCGCGGGGCGGGCGGTGGCGATCTGGCTCGCCAGGTCGACCAGCATGGATTTGCCCGTCCCGGCGGTCGGCGCGTTGAACCCGTGCAGCGGCGCGGTCGGCAGCGACCGGCGGATCAGCGCCGTGAGGATTCCGGAGAGCGCGACCGACCGGTCCGCGTCGGTGACGAAGGGGAAGGTCGAGATCAGATCCTTGAGGAACCCGAGCGCGCGCAGGGCCGTGGCCCGGTCGGGATCGCGCGGCAGGGCGGGGAAACGGACATCCTGCGGGTCGAACAGCAGCCCGGTCTGCGGGTCATAGCCGGGCAGATCGAGGATCGAGCCGTCGGGCCGCAGGGTCGGGCAGTTGATGATGCCGGTCAGCACTGGCAGCCGCCACTGGCCTTCGCGGACGAGGAAGGTCTCGGCGATCTTGTGCGGGCAGTCGGTGCTGAGCCACTCACCCTCGCGCTTGTCGAACCGCTTCCAGTTCGCCGCGCGGGTGAAGGCCTCGGCCATGTGGTGCGCCTTGACGTCCACCAGCCGGGGCGCATCGACAGTGCGCCCATCCGAGACCGCCACCGGCACCATCGCCGGGCGCACCACCATGCTGCCTCGCTGATAGTAGCCGAGCCCCGCCTGCATCAGCGCGCCCTCGGCCATGTCGACGGCCCGGTGCAGGAAGCCCGCAAAGATGCGGATCACCGGGCGGCCGTCTCCGTCGTCATCGTCGGCATCCTGGCCGTCGGGAATACGATCGCGCGAGGTTCGCACCCGCTCCACCCGTTCCGCGCGCCAGCCGTTCTGCCGTGCGAGCCAGAACAGCGTGCCCACGGTCACGCTGCGCACGGATGAGAAGCTGTCCCATTTCTCGGCGGTGTAGGCAGTGTCGTTCTTCGACGCCTCGGCCGACCAGGTCTCCCAAAGGTCGCGGCCATCGGGACCGAGTGCTGCGTAGAGCGCGAGCCCGACCTTGATCCAGTCGTCGTAGGGCAGCTCGTCGTTGCGAATATGGGCGACGGCTTCCTCGATCAGCTCGCGCGACGGGGCTTCCTTCTGCTTGAGCCCGGCGGCCTTGCGCCCATCGCGGTCGATCTCGCGCCGGTCGGCGGTGGTCTGGCCGCCCACCTTGCGCAGGTACTCCTCGGCCGCCGCGATGAAGGCCGCGCAGCGGTCGCGGCTGACGATCGGCAGCTCGTGCAGCGGCACGTCGAGCGGCGAGCGTTCCGGCCAATGATAGGGTGCCTTCGTGTCGGGGTGGATGCCGAAGGCCACGAACTGCTGCCCGGTCGCCAGCACCTCGACCCGCGCCACCGTGCCGTCGAGCATGTGGAACTCGCTGGTCTGCACCTTGTCGAACGGCGCATCGGTGCGGAAGGCCAGCAGGATCTTCGGTGCGCGCCCGATGCGAGAGGCGGTCGACATGCCGAGCATTTCGGTGGCGATGCAGGTCAGCCGGTGGGCATGGTCGCGATCCAGCACGTCGATATCGACGCCGACGAGCTCGCCGCAGAGCAGGCCGGTATTGGTGCAGTTGCGCTGCGCCTTCGTCCAGCGCGCGATCTCGGCCTCGTCGGCGCTGGCGCAGACCGTCTCCCAGCCCTTCATCATCGGCCGCTTGCCCGCGCCCTTCATGGCGACATGCGCGCCCAGAACCGGGATCGGGCGATAGCCGTTGCGCTGCAACCGCAGGCGTAGCTCGGTCGGGTCCTCAATCTCGGCCGCGACGGGCGCCTCGGTGGACGCATCCGCCGACGCCTCGTCGCGGGCCATGTCTTCGGTCGTGCGGATGGCGTCCTCCATGGCTCACTCCCCGTCCAGGACCCAGGCGGCGAAGTCGTCGTTCCAGTGCTCCTCCGGCCCCTCGCCGCTGCCGACGAACCGGACGAAGCCGTAGTAGACCTTGCCGGTCAGATGCCGCGGGTCGCGCTCGTAGGACGTGGTGCCTCGCAGATCGTGCTCGAGCTCGGCGCGGAGACGGTCCAGCGCTGCGAGGGACCGGTCGGCTTCCAGATAGGTCAGGGTGCCGGGCACCGCCGAGGTCATGACGTGCATCAGTGCGTCACGGCACTCACGGAGGCGATTGCCGATGACAACGTGGTCGTCGGTGGAGAGCGGGATGTTGAAATCGTTCATCGCGCGGCCTCCTGCTGCTCGATCCAGTCGATGAGCCGCGATTTCCGCGCGCAGATCACGTTGCCCATGCGGAAGGTAGGCATCCGCACCTTGGCCTCGCTGGCGTAGTAGTAGACCTTCCGCCGCTCCTTAGCGTCGCCGAAGACGAAGATCGCGATGGCGTCCGCGCCCCGCAGCAGATCCTCGGCCAGCGCCGGGCAAGCCTCTCCCGTGGCGGGTCCAGCCCGCATTTCCGTTTGCATGTCCTGTCCTCCTAGCTGCGGATCAGCGCGCCCAGCGCGATGATCGTTCTGTGGCCGATGGCGAAGGTGATCATGGCATCCCCGCCAGCGGCGAAATCCTCCTGTTCAATTCGCTCCCGCTCCGGTCCTTCCGGGATGCCAAAGGTGGCGATCAGCACCGGCTGCGGTGGCGCCAGTTCATTGCTCGAGCCGCTCAAGGACACCGATGCCGTCCGGAACCGCCGCTCGACCTCGATCTTCATGAAGGGCAGCGCCACTCCGTCCAGGGCCTTGTGGAGCACCTCGTCTCGCGCCGCCGCGATCAGGCCCGACAGCATCTCCCCGAAGTCCCGGACGACAAGGAGACCGCGCATCGCCGGCGGAAGGGCCAGCCAGTCTTCCTCTTCCCCCTCCGCCGCGGCATCGCGGCAGTGAACCGCCTCCATCGTCAGGCTGCGGAACCTACGCACGGCATCGACGGCATCCTTCACCTGATCGGCCGCCATGATCGCCAGCAACAGATTGGCGCAGTCATCGGGCGTCATGTCGGCGGCGCCCGGCCCCCTACCTCCCGTGGAAATGAGCCTTTCCTGGCGCAGGGCGCGCGCGATCACCGCCACGGTCTGCTCGGGCATCGGCAGAATGCGGGCGAGAGTGGGGATGAGATCGCTGAGCTTTGCCATCGCGGGCGGGGTCTCCTGAGCTTGTTTCGGACCATAAGTCCAAAACTTCTGGCGCACAAGAGGGTTTCGGAGTAAAAATCCTAAAGTGGACTCCACCCCGGTCGCTTTCGCCTCGCCAACTCGGCAAATGCATGGCAGCACGACAGGCTGATCGGGCTCAACCCATTGGCAAAGCGAGGTAACCCATGGCCACGATCCGGAAGCGAACACTGCCCTCGGGCCTCGTGCGCTGGCAGGTGGATTTCACCGACCAGGGCGGCAAGCGCCGCTCGAAGCTGTTCCCGCGCCGGAAGGATGCCGACGTCTATCTGGTGAAGGTCCGCTCGCTGGTCGCCAACAACACCTATCTGGCCGACAGCGAGAGCATCACGGTGGCCGAGGCCGCCAAGGCGTGGCTCGACCATTGCGAGGTGCGCTACAAGACAGGGCGGCGGATGGAGCGCTCGACGCTGCGCGGCTACAGCGACTATGTGCGGCTGCACATCAAGGATCCCGAGGTGGGGATCGGAGACAAGCTGATCGCCCACCTCACTCGCCGCCATGTCAACGAGTTCCGCGACCGGCTGCTGCTGAACGGGCGGTCCGAGCATCTGACCCGCCGCGCCATCTCGGTGCTGAAGCTGATCCTCGACCACGCCATCGACAACGGCCAGCTGTTCACCAACGCCGCCCACGGCGTCCGGATCATCAAGTCCAGCCGGATCGACCATAAGGCGCCCGTGCCGTCGAAGGAGGCGATCCGCGCGCTGATCGAGGCAGCCGACGAGGATTTCAAGCCGCACCTGATCGTCTCGGCCCTCGGCGGTCTACGCGCGTCCGAACTGCGGGGCCTGCGCTGGCAGGACGTGGATTTCGAGAAGGGCTTCATCCACATCCGCCAGCGCGCCGACGCCTACAACCAGATGGGCGAGCCGAAATCGCGCGCGGGCTATCGCGACATCCCCGCCGGGCCGATGGTGCTGAACGCCCTGCGCCGCTGGAAGCTGCGCTGTCCGAAGAGCGAGCTCGGGCTGGTGTTCCCGGCGCCGCGCGGCGGCGTTCTCCAGCACACCAACACGCAATCCCGGTTCCGCAAGCTGCAAGAGCAGGTCGGCGTGAAGCTGCGCTGGCACGACCTGCGCCATTTCGCGGTGTCGCTCTGGATCGAGCAGGGCTTCTCGATCAAGGAGATCATGACCTTCGCAGGCCATTCCTCGATCCAGATGACCATGGAGCGTTACGGCCACCTGTTCCCTTCGCCCGACCACCAGAACGCCATGGCCGAAGTCGAGGCCAAGCTGCTGGGGTGACCGATTCCGAGCGGCGGCTGATGAATGCTTCGCCCGGTTCACCCGTATGACCCGGATCGGCCCTCACCAACGCCCCTGTTGCGGGGCTTTGAACCGCTCTACCGAAATGGCTCAGGCTCATAGGCTGCCTTGGCCACCACCTTGCTGGCATCCCCACGCGACCGATATCGGCCAATCATGTCGCCGCTGGCGGCGTCGTCGACCTCCTGCACCCGATAGAGCGTCAGGCTCTTGTCACTGTTGGGCTTGAGTTGGAAGACCCGGCCGTTCTTGCGGCAATAGAAAAATTTCGAGCCCTTGATCTGGGTCCACGGACAATCGGCATAGGACAGGAGCCGCCGCTCCCGTTCCAGTCGCGCCTCTTCCGAGCGCCGCTCGGCCTCCGCACGCTGCTCATCACGCAGGCGCTGCCACTGCGCGCCCACGTAATCCGACAGGTGCCCGATGATGGCGGGCATTTCCGTGCCAGCCTCTTTCTCGGCCTGGTAGATGGCCAAACATTCGGCCTCGAGCTTCGGTTCCGGATCTCCGAGGTATTCCTCCTCGATCATGGCCTTCATGCGCTGCTCGAGATCGGTCATCGTCAGAGCCGGGCCAGGCAGGCCATTCAGGAAGGCGAGCATGTCGTCCTTCGGGATCCAGCACTCTATTGCCGCCGCCAGGACCTTGTCCCGCGGGCCTTCCCATTTCTTCCAGACGGAGCTGTCCTGATCCAGCTTCGTGACGATCTCGATGGCCAGTTTGGCGAGGGACCGCTGCTCTCGCATATGACGCATGGACGGGCTTTGCTCATAATCAGCCAGTAGGCTGTAAACCACTGAGGTTCGCTGATTCATGAACATGCGGCTTTCCCGTTTCTTCCCAATGATTTGCGTCTGCTCCGTGCGACACGACGCCGACGTCGCCAGTCCAGAATCCCTTTAAATCTTTGCTATTCAAACACTATTTTGGCCCCGTCGGGTTGTCTCATAACCTGAAGGTCGTAGGTTCAAATCCTACTCCCGCAACCAAATTCTTTAACTTTTCCAAATGGTTAGAATCCGACTTAAACAGTCGGGTTTTGGCTTGTCCAAAACACATCAACGCCACATCAACGTTTGAAGAGTCGCGTTGAAAATATGTATGAAAATCAATGACCTAACATAAGTCCCGATGTTCATGGTCACCGACCAATTAAGTCTGGCCCGGCCGAAATCCTTGTGGCAGCATTCCACCATGATCGAGTTTCGCACCCTTCCCGATGACCATCCTGACCTTGCGCATTCGCCATTGCTGCGCGCGGCGCTGCTGACACTGCGCTACGCGCAGGAACACGGCGCCATCGGCTTGACCAAGACCAAAGCGTTCAAGCGCGTCTTCGTCCATTGGGCGGTCGAGAACAGAGGTGGTCGCAGAAATTCGGACCAGTTGTTAAGGTGGATCGCATGACGAGAGAGACGATCCATGATGACGAAGAGAAAAATGCATACGCCTGAGTTCAAGGCGAAG